AAGTCTAGCTTCAGCCTTCTGCGTGGGGGCGGTTTTGACCGCGCTTTTGATGAAATTTTCAATGCTGGCCCTTGGGTAAACTACCGTTTTTTTGCCTAGTTTGAGCTTTTCTATATAGCCTTCTTTGACGTAACGCCAAAGCGTAGCGTCGCAAACGCCGCCCAGCATCTCTTTGGCTTCTTTAGTGGTGATGTATTCTTGACCTATCATTTCGTGTCCTTTAATTTTTGTGGCAATCTAAACCCCAGCGCGTAAAGCGGGGCGATTTCTACGCCATCGCCTACAAACGCCTGAGCCTGCGCTCTCGTCATTCTCGTTTGGCTGATGTGCCAGCCGTCGGACATTTTGAATTCCCAATACCAAAGTACATCGTCGACTTTCCAAAAAACAAAAGAGCTAGTGCACCCAGGATCGCCGTAAGCGTGAATGTCCTTTAGTGCTAGCGTGTCGGCTTCGTGCTGCCTAAAAACAGCTCTATCGCCCGTTTTAAATTCACTCTCTTTTGGCTTTACGCGATATTCAAAACTATTCCAATCCCAAAGCGGGTGTTTTATCTCGCTCCAGTCATCCGCGCCTTTGTCGCTTACCTCTATCGCTTCGCCCTTTGTGTAGGCTTGCATTACTTCGATTTTTTGTTGTATTTTCATTTGTTATCCTTGTTCGTTTTTGTTATGGGTAATTTATAGCCAATGAGTAAATTGAAATCATTTATGATTAATACACCGCTGCGTCTGAGCTCGTAGATAGAGTTATAAAAGTCGCTATGACGCATGTCTAGGGCCTCTTTAATTTCATTCGAATAAATAAAAACATAATCGTCTGTTTTAGCCTCCGTTATTTTTGACTTAATGAATTTAAATACCGCTTTTTTGTTTTCATTTGTTTCCCTTGTGGTCATCGTCTTATCCTTTCTATTATTTCTTTAATTTTTTTCACGTCCTCTATCCAAGACTTGTAAGGCTCTCTGTTTGCCCCGTGCGCCAAATCTATTTTTAGCTTTAGCGCGTCGAGCCGCTTTTCAAGCGTGGCTAGCTCTGCGATGATCGCCCTTAGGTCTTCAGCCGCAAAGCTGAGTATTGCCGTGCTTGTTGCTTTAACCGCCGTCATTTATCGCTTATCTTTCTATCGATCATTTCGCATATGTGATTGGCAACTTCAAGGTAGGAGCTTTTTTGTGCTAATATCTCGTACAACCCTAAAATAACGTCGCGATCGGAGCTGGTATCGTTTCCTTCGAACCAAGGGGAAACGATTGCGAATTTGCCTTCGTGTAGCAAAATTTTTCCAAGGCACCTAAGCCCTTTGTAGAAGTACGTCACCACATGCCCGGTATAAATTTCCACTCCGTTTCCGTCCTTATACCCAGTGTATTGCGCGACATAGACGTTATCATCATAGAGCGCGTATTCTTGTGCCTGGCCGTCATCGCCTAAAACGCTTAGCTTTTGATTTTTAAAATCTATATTTATAACGTCTTTTTCTTGCCCGATATACATTTTAATTCCAAAGCGATATTCTGCAGCAAAAATCCACGCTTTAAATTTAATCTCTCTCATTGTTTATCCTTTCAAATTTTACAAAAACAATATCTCAATAGCTATTGCTATCAAGATACCAAACAGCACAGCGACAACAATAAGGGTTGCTAAAATATGTGTGAGATCTATATTCATTAATGTGTCTCCTTTTGGTAGTCTTTTTTTGCCTTTTACGGGTTGCCGATACGGCTTATTATGCCACGTAAACGGCGGTCTTTGCTCGTCATCGTCTTAGCGTCTAGTGCCGCTTGTGCGCTTTCTTTGACTTTACGCAATATCTCCGCCGCGTGAGAGGGCAAAACTACTTTTTTACGCCGTAGCATCATAATCTCCTCTTGCGCCGCTTTTAGTTTTTGCTCCAAATCATCCATTGTCGCTCCTTAAATTTTGCAGAAACAATCCTTCAGCGGTTCGTCTGAAAAATCGAACAATCCGCCTTGCTTGTCGGCTCTTTTAAATTCTTTTTCCATATCCGCGCAAGTCCTTTGCTTGCTAAACCAATATTTGTTTTGCACGCGCTCGCCCTGTTTTTCCAGTTGAAACAGTTTTGCTTCGATCTGCTTCATATACTCCCAATCTTTGGGAAAATGTTTCCAGACTTGGTAAAAGCTTCTATCGCTTTGAGCGGGACAAAAGCTACAACCCGTACGCGTGAAATATCTATACAGCGGGTTTTCCATTTCGCGCTCTTTTAAGTATGCCGCGCAGTCCGTTTCGCTCATCGAAAAATCATCGATTAGCGGATACAAAAACTCGTCGCCCGCCATTTTTCGGTGGATTTCGGACGTGGTAAAGCCGATGTAAATTTTGTATTCGGTTATGCCTTGCTCTCTGATCCAACGCTCAAAGGGGCGGTTTTTGGCTTCTCTCCTCCACGTGCAAGGATAGCCGATAGGCATCGGAAGACCTCTGATCCAGCCTTGCCTCTTTTCGCTTCTCTCGCCCAACCTGCCAAATACGCTATCCTCAAAGCTGGCCTCGGGTTTGAGCATGATAACCTCTTTACCGTATCGCGCTTTGAAATATTCGCCCAATCGCTCGACGTAGCGATACATCAATTCAAACTCGTGTAGCGTATCCTTGAATACGATAAAGTCCAACGGACGGCCGTGCCTCAAAAGCATATCCACCATCGCCGTGCTGTCTTTGCCGCCAGAGAGCGTCGCTATGTAGATCATCTTGATTATCCGACCTTCAAAAACTCCGGCAAGCTCATCGCTACGCTCGGGTTATATTCGCTTTTTTCTCGGCTTACGCGCTTGATCTCACTTAGCACCAGCTCGCGCGTTTGCTCCAAGCACCCCTCGATCATCTTATAAAATTCAGCCTCTTTGCGGCGGATATTTGCTAGCACGTTTGCCTCGGCTTCGCTCGTAATGATATAGCAGGTTACTTCTCGCGTTTGGCCGTAGCGATAGACGCGGCGCAAGCTTTGGAAAAATCCCTCAAAGCTATCCGATAGCGAGGCGTAGATCACGTTTGCGCAGTGCTTTTGCCAGTTCATACCAAAGCCGGCGATCTTGGGTTTTGTGATTAGGCATTTTATTTTGCCGTTTGCAAAATCGCTCATCGCGCGCGCCTTAAACTCGTCGCTATCGCTTCCCTTGATCTCCACGCTATTCGCCACTAGCTTTTTGAGTATCGCACCCTCGTCGTTTAGCTCGCACCAAATCAAAAAATTATCGTTTGACGCATTACAGATCTCGGCCACTTTTTCGCATCTTTGCTCCATGCTGTCTTTTTTGGCTTGTCTGCGCTCCTGCAAGGTTTGCGCGGCTATCGCAAAAAGCGAGTCACGGCTTTGGCTTTCGACTTCGACGTGCTGCATTTTTAACGGCGGGAGCTTAAATTTAGCGTCCTCTTCAGCGCTATACCCTAGATCGGAGGGCTTGGTAAAAAACACCGCCCACGAGCTGATAAATTTCCAAAACGGCTTAACCGCGTGGCCTTTGAGTATCCATTCAGACGTATCACCGCCGTCATGCACAAAATACATCGAGAGCATTTCGGACAAGCTCATCACGTTTAAAAACTCCGTATGATTGCCTAGCTCCGTGTAGTCGTTGGGGCTTGGAGTGGCTGAGCATGCGAGCTTATAAGGCGTGTGTTTGTAATTTTCGATGATTAAATTTCGCGTGGCCGAGGTATAGCTTTTTAGCCTTGAGCTCTCGTCCAGGACTAGCGCGACAAACGCGTCCGGGTCAAATTTATCCAACTTTTCATAATTGGTAATGTTTAACCCGTTTATCACGTCGTCCGCGCTTTCGCAAAATTTAACGTCATACCCTAGGATGTGCTTTATCTCCTCGATACTCTGAAAAGCGACGGCAAGAGGCGTCACGATAAGCACGGGCGCGCGCTCTTTTAGCCAAATTTGATAAGCCCACTCGCCTTGCATCGCGGTTTTGCCGCTGCCCGTCATCGCAAATATCGCAAAATGCCCCTTTTTAAGCGCGAGATAAACGAGATCTTTTTGATAATCAAACAGCGCGCCATTTAGCTCGTCTCGCGAAATTTCGATACTTTTAAAGCTTGCCCGCTTTTGTTTCGTCTTTAAAAAATCTTCATATTGCATAAAATTTCCTTATCTCTAGGTTGCGAGTAGCAACCTTAGTCTTTAGTATTTGGTTCTTTAGCGGCGATTTATTCGCCGCGCTAAAAGAACGTTAGATGATACAATTCTTGAAAAAATCGGGCATTGAGCGGATTTTGCCGTTATCGCTTAACGTGGCTATAACCTCAAAATGCTCATGCTCGTCCAAACATCCGATCGCTTTTATCATTGCTTCGCGCCTCGCGTTTTCTAGCTCTTGCTTTAGGGCGCTTATATCCTCGCCCGATCTCTTTGCTTTGAAAAATGCCATTTGAAGCGCGCTATATCGCCTAATCTCGGGCTTACACTCGGCTTTAACTTTGCTTGTGTAGAAGTCTTGAATTTCTTTTGCCCTATCCACTGCCGGCCTTTAAAAAAGCGATCCCTGGGCGCGTTCCTGCAAGGCTAGCTCGCAGTTTTTCGCCGCAACGTTAAAATAAGAGCTCTTTAGCTCGATACCTATCCCTTTGCGGTTCATCTTTAGAGATTGATAAACCTCGCTACCGATGCCCAAAAACGGAGTAAATACGACGTCGCCCTCATTGCTCCACAGCTGGAGCGCACGCTCTATAACGTCAAGCTGGAGCGGGCAAATATGCTTCTCGTCCTCGTCGTCGCGGCTACCTTTTAGGCTTAGCGTATTGCTTGGATTAATGTCCATCCAAACCGGGCTCGCGTATCTTTGCCATACTTCGATACTGCCGCGGTTTAGGTTGCCTTTTTCTTCGTCAAATTTAGATGCGATCGGCGCACCGTCGCCGCAGTAGTATTTTAACCCGCCCTCGATCGGCTCGGCGTTTATGCCCGGTTTTCTCATCGTGACGAGATAGTCGGGTATCCCTTGGCGGCTCATTGCGCTATCTTTTACGAGCTGCTTATGAAGTAGGCCGAGCGCCTTGGTGCGTTGCTGAGCGATTACAGGGTCTTTCCAAATGCAAACTTCGGAGTGAAAAATAAAGCCCACGCTCTCAAAAAGGCGTATTAGCTCGCCCCTAAAGTCGCGAATTCCGATAAATCCGTCTCTAACCTTTGAAGTCGGTAAATTCATGCAGTGAAAACTCATGAGCCGCCCGCTTTTTAGGATACGAAATAGCTCCTTTGCTAAAAACGCAAAGTGCTCCATAAATTCGCCCTTTTCTGAGTTGCCCATATCTCGATCGGAATTTGAATAAGTATAAAGGCTATCAAACGGCGGCGAATAAATGATATAGCCTACGCTCTCATCGTTTAAGGCTTTAACGACCTCACAGCTATCGCCGTTATAAATGGCATAATCGTCCGCTACGACTTGATTTATGACGTTCATGTTAAGCCCCTCTTTCCCTAATCATCTCTAAAATTTCGTCTTTATCGACAAACACGCTGCGACCGGTTACGGCGTAGCGCTTAATAAGGCCTTTTTGCGCCCACTTCTTGATCGTTACCACCGCAACGCCTAGCATTTTTGCCGCCTGCGCGTAACTGATAAAATTTATTTGATTTTGATGCATATTTACTCCTTTAACTTAGCTTCCCTGCGGTCGCTACCGTCGCTACCGCTTGAGACCGCAGGCGAGCCAAGCCCACCTTTACGACGAGGGATTTTATCCCCTCGACCCCTCTAAAGCCCTGCTGCGCGGGTTCCCTATTTTTCATTTTGTGCCCTCAATCGGCTTTTCGTTTTTTGCCTTGATCTGCATGGCGATTTTTATATGCTCCTCGTTCGGATACCTTTTGCTTAAATTTTCTATACCCTCAATCGTGAAGTATTTACAAACTTTTAGCGCCTTTATGTGCTCGTCTACGTTAAATTTTCCCACTTTTTACCCTTTAAAAAATAGTTTTGCTTAAATTTAATCGCTTGCGCATATCCCTAAAATATGCGATTTGCTCGTTAAATTTGCCAAGATAGACGCCGAAAGGAAACTCGCCCGTGAGCTTATCCGCGATCTCGTCCATCACCTCAACGCACTCCTTAAAGTTCTCGTTTTCGATAAAATCCATAAATTTACCCTTGAGCCTAAACGTAACTTCAAGTCGCTTCCAGTCCTTAAATTTTTCGTCTATTTTTTGCTTGTGGTAGTTCGTTTGCTTTTCAAATTTGTCGTATAAACAAACCTTATCCACCGCATAAAACTTCCCGCTTTTTAGTCCGCGATTGGCGTAAATGCTAGTTTTAAAACTAATCACGTCATCGGCGCACTCTTTTACGGACTCTTTAAATTTGCCTTTGACTTTAGAATTCACGTCGCCCCGATCTTTAAAATCCACCGCGACATCCCAGCTGTAAGGCTTAAAACGCCGTAAAAACTTGCCCAAAATTCGGTAAGTCTCTTTAAAAATATCCCTGCTAGGCTGAAACAGCCCCGCAAAGACAACGCAAACGTAATAGCCAAAGGGCTTTTTCCGCTTCTTGCAAAGATCGTTTAACTCGCTTGAGTTTTCGACCACCAGCATCGTGTTGCTTAAGCTTTTCGTGCCGCGCTTAAAGCTGACATATCGGATTTTGCACGGGTGCTTTTCATCCGCATCAAAAAGCGGCTTATTTGCGCCCTTTAGCTTATACTCCGCATAGTCCTTAACCGTTTTATTCCGGCTTATTAGCCGCAGCCTTCCCAAAAGTTCAATCTTCTTTAAAAAGCCATTCAGCGTGGCCTTAGGCATCACAAAACGGATGCTATCTATCCCGCAATCGACAATGTCCTCTGCGCTAAATTTAGGCGTTTTGGGCTTCATCTATTGCACCGCGAGCCAGTTATCCATTTTTTGTTTGATTTCAGTGATTAGGTCGTCCGCTTGCTCAGTTTCGTTTTGTTCTACGAGCTCGGCAAGCTCATCGAGACCCTCTTCAATCTCCTCAAAAAATGAGGCGATTAGCTCTTCGATCTCGTCTTTGGCGTTTTTCAACGCGTCTCTTAAATTTTTACTCATTGCCTGCCTCTTTGTCTTTGTCCTCTTTTTTGACAACCTCGATGGACATGTTAAGCCCGTGCGAAATTTGAACGCCCGTTAAGTCGTCCGTGTTTAGCTCTCGCTTTAGCTCGCGCTCTAGGTTTTCGAGAGTTTCAAGGTAGCTTTTTTTATCCTCTTTGAGCTCTTTTATCTGCTCCTCTATCCTCTCGATCCCCGCCTTGACCTCAAAAAATCGTTTCAAATTTTGAATTAACATCATTTTTCCTTTACGTCCACGGATCGCGCCGCCGATCCGGCACGCGATAAAACCGTCCGCATTTACGTAGTAATGCGCGCTGCTAAAGATCGCGCCGCTCGCGCCCTTGATTTTCCTATCCTTTGCCCGGCACGGCTCAACTGAGCGATGCGAGAGAATTTGTTTTATAATTTGGATTATTCGCACTTTTTGCCTCCGCTTTACCTAGCTTTGCGCCGCGTTTAACCCCGCGGATCTCGCCCTTTGGAGTTAGCTTTATCTCAAACCCCGCCATCGCCATTTTTGCTTGAAATATCGCAAAATCAACCGCTTTTTTATTTAGCATTTTTTTAGCTCGCTTTCTTGTTTTTGTTTAGATAGACAAATCCCGCGCAAGTGCCGTCGCCTATTTTGACGTTTTTTGCCGTGCGCCACTCGATCCCGTCGCTTTCTAGTATCTTTGCATTTGCCTTGCTCACGTATCCGCCGCGAAGCCCCATGATCGAGCTTATCCCGCGCATTTCACAGTAATCTTTTAGCGTCCATCTCGTTTTTTCGTAAATTAACTGCGCTAGAGTTTTCATTAACTCGCCTCCTCCTTTAAATTTCAAATCAAAAAGCCGTATTTGAGCTCAAATTTCTGCATCGCGGCTTTAAAATCCTCGCAATCTTGCAAAAACTCCTCGCCCAAATCGCTGTTTATTAGCTTAATCAGCTTTTGGCATATCGCTTTGCGCCTCATACACTCGTCGGCCATCTCTTCATTGACCGCGATATTCAGATACGCCTCTTGTTTAAACTCGTCTTTTTTCACCTTTTATCCTTTCCAAGTTTCGCTCTTTAAGCCCCTTTTTGGGTAAAATTTGAGTGCAAAATCAACAACCCAAAAGGAGCTAAAACAATGAAACAATCCAAGCGCCCGTTTATAGACTTTGACGACCATCTACAAAACGCCACCGACGACATAGGCCATCACATCGCTAATTCAGAAACCTATTTAAGAGTTTTATGCACGATAAAACTTCGAGAAATAGGCTATTACGACGAGGACGACATGCACGAAAATTTAAACGCGATATTTGATAACCGCGCTAAACACCTAAAACAAAACGCCAAAGATAAACAAAACCGAGCGAAAGTGTCGCTAGATAAACGGCAAATAACGATGTGGCTACTAGACAAATTAACCACGTTCGTCGTCTTTTTGTGCTCGCTTTTGGCGGCTCGCTATCTCTCGTGAAGTAGCCCGTCAGCTCTTGCCTCATCCTCTCTTTAGTCACGCCTTATCCTTCTTAGGGCAGCTTAGGCCGCCCTTTTTTGTAAAAAATGCTCTAAAAAGATTTTCAAATCTTTAGACTTTTTAAAATAGTGGCGCACCTGGTCAAAGCCGATCTTGTCCTCATCGACGTAGAAGTGGCTGACCTCTTGCTGTCCGCAGCTCACGTGAGCGCCTATGACGTAACCGTTTGCCTTAAAGCTAGCGCCCCACTCGTCCACCCTGACACCTTTGCCGTATTTGCTAAGAAGCTTAACCGCGTTTTGAAGTTTCATTTTTCGTCCTTTTTGGTATAATTGCTTAATTGATATTTGAATTATATGACATTTTTTGTCGTATGTCAATTAAATTTAGCTTAAATACGTCATAAAAAGGCATATTATGAAAGAAAATGGCATAAATTTAAAAGAAGTCAGGGATAAAATAGGTTTAACACAAAAAGAAACAGCAGACAAACTCGGAGTATCGCTTAGAACCTATCAACGATATGAACTTGACGGAGATGGGATTGACTATAAGAAATTGCTAGAAATTTCAAAAAAACTAGGAGTAGACATGAGTCAATTAACTGGAGTAGTAGTAGCAGGAGACGGAAATGTAGCTATAAGAGGCAATGGTAATCAAATAGGTGGCACGCGAAGCCAAAAGCGCAATACTCCGTTATACATAGAGTTTGAAAAGCTCTATGACGATTATGGCAATGAAACATTACTGAAAGGCTTTGTCGAAAAACTAAAGAAGCTAAAAGAATTTTCAGAGGAGTAACAGTGAGTGATTTTACAGATTTTATAGATTTTATAACCAGATATTGGAAATCGATTTTATTTATCGGTGCATGTGTGGCCTTTTGGGCATTTGGCATCCTTCAACAACGCGCTGAAAATAAAAGGATTTATCTAGCCCAAAGAAATGAGGATGTAAGCAAGATAAGCGAAGGAGTGGCCGGCGGGATACTTACAGTTTTCACGAATGAAGAATTTTTACAGGCTTTAAGAAACGGAGCTTATATTAAAATAGATATAAATGTTGATGGCTCGCAAAACATCGTAATAGCGGGCAATCAAAATCAGGTTTTAAAAGATTATTAGATGAGTAAAAAATTTAACAACTTAGAACCCAAAGAAAGACTTAGAATTATGACAGATCAAGCCAAAGCGGTTTTAGAAAGAAAAATCGCAACGAGAGCTAAACTATATGAAAAATATATAAAAAGAAATTTTAAATAGGAATTGTAAATGGAGAATCTTATAGCCGTATTGATAATCATAGGAATCCCTAGCGCGATAGGTTATTATATCGGCAGTAAAAAGGGATATAAAAAGGCCGGTATATTAAAGGCCGAAAAAGACGACTTAGATAAAATAAAAATTGAAAAAGAAAAGGTGGAAAACGCAAGATTTACTCTATCAAATACAAATAATGAGCTGGTGGCAATAAATGACGAATTGAAAAAGTCTATTGATATTTTAAAAAAAGAAGAAAAAGACATTTTTGAGCTTAAAGAAAATTTTCAAGAAGTGTCCAAAGAGCTGATCGAAAAAGAGTATAAGTTATCCGATCTTAATGAAACCATTGCCAGCAAAAGCGCACAGCTGGATCAAACTATGCAAAAAATAGATTTATATTCTCGCATAGATGATTTTGTGGAATACGGACACTTTGAGACGCCGAAATATCTCTATGAGGTTTCGCAGTCTTTTTTGGAGGCTTTAAAAATAATAAGAAATAAACAAAAACAAATAATAAGCGATAAAAATGCGATCGTATACTCGCAAGACAATATTATTGCTAATTTTACCACTTTGAATAAGCAAATTTTAAATAATTCGGCAAAGCTAATGATGAGAACGTTTAATATAGAATGCGACTATCTAATAGAAAAGACCACGCCGTCCAATTTTAGCAAGACGCTTGAAAGGATAACGAAGCTAGCAAGCGAGCTAGAGAAGCTATCGCCTACGCTTGAAATAGTGTTTAGCGACTCTTATGTAGATTTAAAACTACAAGAATGCGAGCTAGTTTATCAATATAAACTCAAAAAACAAGAGGAAAAAGAGGAGCAAATATTACTAAAAGAGCAGATGAACGAGGAGAGAAAAGCTAACGCCGAATATCAAAAAGCCATAGATGACGCAAAAAAAGAAGAAGAAATTTATGAAAAGCTTTTAAGTAAAGTCAAAATGGAACTAGAATACGCAACCAGCGAAGAACGAGAGTTAAAAGAAAAACAGATTGCAGAGCTTCAATCAAAACTTAAAGAAGCGGAGGAAAATAGTCAAAGAGCCATTAGTTTGGCTCAACAAACTAGAAGAGGCTATATATATGTGATAAGCAATATGGGAAGCTTCGGCAAAGACGTATACAAAATAGGTATGACGCGAAGGCTTGAACCTATGGATAGGATAAACGAGCTAGGAGACGCGAGCGTGCCGTTTAAATTTGACGTTCACGCCATAATATACTGTGAAGATGCACCAAGCGTAGAATATCAACTGCATAAATATTTTGCGCACTCAAGATTAAACGCGGTAAATTTTAGAAAAGAGTTTTTTAAAGTATCGCTAGACGATATAAAAAGAGCTCTAGACGAGACCATAAAAACAGAATATGAATTTAAAACGACGATACTGGCCGAAGAGTATTATGAGAGTTTAAGATTGCAGGAAAGAAAATAAAAATATGGATTTTGAAGGACTTTTTATATATATAAAAGGTAATATTATTGCGATACTTGCTTTAGCAGTTAGCGTACTAGCTCTATGGGATAAAAAACAAACTAAGAAAAATGAAAAATATAAAATAGTTTATCAAGAAACAAAATCAATCATTGATAAATTTGACTCCTTCTATAGTAATGTAAAACAAGCAAATATATCAAAAAAACTAGATATAGAAAACTTGCTAACGGGTGATTATTTCTTAATAAGACCGAAAGTTATTTTTAGTAAACACGAACAAGAATTAAGGCTTTTACCTAGCGCATCCAAAGAAGCAGGATTACTATTAACAAAAATAGAGAAATTAGAAAAATATCATAATAATTTTAAACCCACAAGAGAAGTTAGCCCAGGGATAGGTTTTCCAAAACGTCCAGATCCTGAAGAGTGGGCTACTACAGATAAAGCCAAAGAATACACCGAAGATATTTTTAAATCACTAAACAAAATTAATAAAGTATTTAATAGGCTTGTAGATAGAGTAAAAATAATTACATAGCATTTTTAAATATATTTTTTGTAAAATACTTAAATATATAAATTTTTTTAAAGGATAAAAATGGTTGAGAATTCTTTTATATCAACAAAGTGTGAATGCGAAAACACTATTGAAATTAATGAGATTCGTTTTGTCGGTGGAGAAAACGATAAAGGTTTTATTAAAATACGATGCAATCGATGCAACAAAGAAATGGAAGAATACGTCATAAACCCTGCTGAGGCTAGCGTTATAGACGGCGGAGTAAAAATCAGCCATAGGTACAAAGAAGATTAAATACAGACGTAGCCTAATCCCCAAAACTATACCCATTATCGCTCACGGCCTGCGCCACGGCTTGCGGAGTAGCTTGCGAGCCGTATAAATTTATGTCGATCTTTTTGTTATCGGTTATTTGATTTTGGCTTGTTTGCGACCTCATCTCGCGGCGATCTTGCGCGATTTTATCCACAGATCCAGCCGTAGTTTGCGGCGCTTCGTCATTAAACCAGCTAAAAGGATTATACCAGTTAGTTTCCTTGCCGTCGCCGATGCCTAGTATATCCTTCGCCCCTTGCGTGGCAGATCCTGCAAAGTCCGTAACCGCTTTTATACTATCTGTTACAAAGGCAAATTTCTCCGCTAGCCAATCAAAAAAGCCCGCAAAAAAGCCTTTTATCCCCTCAACGACTGCATCAAATTTCTGCAATATCCACTCGCCTATATTGCCGAAAAGATCGCGCCACCAATTAAGCTCCTCGCCAAAAGCCTCTATCCACTGCGTGCCCTTGATTTTGACGATGTCGATTATTAAACCGACGGCGGTTATGATGTTCGCTAGCGCCTCAAAAGGATACAAAAGCACGCTAAGCACTGCGCCTAGAGTCTGGCCAAAGCTGGCGCCCGTATCTTTTAACGCCCCTAGCTCGCCCTCGCTAGCTTTTGTTACGCCAAATAGTGCTCCAAAGAGATCGACAATCGGAGCAAAGGCCGACTTTATCGCATCCCACGCCCTGCTAAAGCTATCCGTTAGCGGTTTTAGTCCGGTCATTATACCATCAAAAAACCCGCTAAAAAAGGCTTTTAGCTCATCCCAATATTTATAAGCCATAAAAGCGGCGGCAGCGAGCGCCGTCAAAGCAAGCCCGATAGGGTTACTTAAAAATGCTGTGCTAAGCGCCCTAAAGGCTATCCCGATATTTTTGAGAGCGCCGACGAAAAGAGCTGATTTTGAGCTAGCGGCTGCGGTGCTAGCCCCCCAAAGAGTAGATGCTCTCGTAGCCGCGTTTAGCCACATTGCTTTAAATCTCGCCGCGATACCGCAATCTTTTAGCGACGCACCCAGCTGCAAGCACTCAAACGGCAAAAGCTGCAATACCTTACGATAGTTTCCGAGCATAAGCGTAGTAATGCTTAACACGGCTTGTTTTGCGATAAGCGCAGTTCTGACGGCTGTTAAGGCGATAACGGCGCCGAAAGAGTATTTTATCAAATTCGGAAATGCGCCGGCAAAACCCGAAACGGCGTAACTGATCTTTTTTATCCCGTCAAGGACTAAATTTAAAGCTGGTAAAAACGCCGTGCCGACATTTATCGCGGTCTCGTTAAACGCGCTTTTCATTAGTTGGATATTGTTTGCCGTCGTTTCGCTTCGCGACTTAAATTCTCTATCCATCGATCCGGCTTTTGCCTTATCCGCACTTAACCTCATCGCCTTGTCGTAGTTTTCTATCGCGCCCGTTACTAGCGAGATGTCGTCGCCGAAGTTTTTCCCGAAAATCGCCGTTAAAACGCCCGTTTTGCTCTCTTTTGGGATCTTTGAGAGCATATGCAAAAAGTCGGTTAAGGCCTTTTGCGGATTTTTGATGATCTCTTGTTTTAGCTCTTTGCCGTCGATGCCGATCTGCTCAAATGCGGCTTTTACGGAGTCGCTCGCGTTGTCGGCGTTATTTAGCGTCGTTAGCATTGAGTTGATCGCGGTCGCGGCTACTTCGGGGGCTTTGCCTAGGGCGATAAAGCTACTGGCTAGTCCGCTCGCGGCGTCCGCGCTAAGCCCAAAGTCTTTGGCGTTACCCGCAATACGTCCTAGAGCATTTACTATTTTGTTTGCGGTGGCTGCGGAGTTGTTTGAGATGTGATTTATTGTGTCGCCTAGCTCGCCCACGCGTTTGACGTCCATGCCAAATATATTCATCATCGTGGCCATATTATCGCCAGCCTCTTTGGCGCTCATGTCAAAGGCGACGCCCATCTTAGCCGCAGTAGTCGTGATGTCCATCAAATTTTCTTTAGCGATGCCCAGCTGCCCGCCGCTTGCCGTGATCTGGGCTAGCTCATTGACGCTTAGAGGGATCTCGCGGCTCATCTTCATAATACCGTCTGCAAACTGCTTGACCTCATCCGCGCCGCTAAAATCCACTACTTTTTTGACGTCGGCCATAGAGCTCTCAAAATCGATCGCCGAGCTTATGGGCTTTGAGATCATCATGATGCTACCGACGGCGGCGATAGCTTGGGTTTTTAGCCCTTCGAGATTTTTTTTAGCGTCTTCGATGTCTAAATTTAGCTTGTGAGTCACGGCTTTTTTGATGTTTTCTTTAAGATTTGTCAAGTCCGCGTTAATTTTAGCGCCTTGGAGCGGATTTACTTTAAGCTCGTTTAGGCCGTTTTTGTAGGCTTGCATGGCGCCCTGAGTAGCTTTATTTATCTGATCGCTTAGGCTAGTGGCTTGTTTATTGATCGACTTCATTGCCTTGTCGAAGTCGCTTAAGTCCATCCCAAAGGTTAGAGTTGCATTTTTTGCCATCCCGCTACGCTCCTTTAGAAATCTTTTCGCTACGCGAAAAACGCTCTGCTGATTTTGCCATATTTCAGCCTTTTTTTATCTTTATATTATTAAAATTGAAGTGCAAATTTATACAACAGAGGCGCTAAAGATGGATGATTTACTGCTTGCTTTGGTGATATGTATAGGGTTGATAGGGTTTGCAGTTTTCTATGTCCTAGTAGTCGCTTTTTGGTATATTTCTATCCCGCTATTTTGTATTTACGTATATTTTAAATATTTCAAAAAAGAGAAAAAATTTGAAGCTAGAGTTTTAGAGCCTTAAAACTCTTTTGCAAGCTTTAAGGCTATCTCATAATAATCCACGAACTCGTTAAATTCTAAGCTCATGATGTCTTTTAGGGTAAAGTGCAGGGAGTGCCCTATTAGAGCAATCCCCTCGGTTAGTTTTTTACGTTGATACCCATAAACGCGCTAACTCTTTTTGATAGCTCGCTCCATTCGTTCATCGGCAAAGAGTTTAAAAACTCCTTATCCATCTCGCCGTCGCTCATTTCGATTAGCATCAACTTTGCCTGCTCGATCTCGTCTTTTGTCTTGTTTTGGACGCTTTGGATGAGCGCTAGCGTCGGAGCTTTGAGCTCTACCGTCTGACCGTCGCTAAACGTAAACTCCGTTTTTGGTATTTCTATTTTTCTAAGCGCCATTTTTAAATTTCCTTTCTTAATTCGTCTATTTGCTTTTTTAGCTCGTCTCTTTTTGTTATGGCTTCGGCAAGATCGTCCGAAACCGTCTTAAATTCTCTGACGTTAAAAGGCTCGTTTAGCAAAGACGTCAAATTTTCTTTTAGTCTCGCCGCCCTCGATCCCCATTTATAAGCCTCGTCTTCTTTTAGTTTAAGAAGTCCGAAGTTATAAATTTTTCTTTCCTCGGGCGTCATGATATATTTTTCCTTATCGGCTCATAAAGATCCTCGCCGTTTACCGAGTAAATTTTGTTTTCTACGTCGTATGATAGCGTGGTCTTTTTATCGACTTCGTATTTTACGACTAGGCAGCTCATCTCGATGCTCATATTAGCCTCTTTATTCATCTCAAATTTAGGCGCTTCCAGCACTTTGACGTTGCCCTCAAACGTCGCCACGATAGCCACGTGTTTACCCTCGCTTCCGCTATGATTGGCTTTGACATAGACTTTTTGCTTGGTCTTTGTGTTTAAGAGCCCGAAATAAGTCTCACTGACGTTATTAACGGTAAATTTTGCTGATAGAGGTTTGAGGGTCGGTAAAACCAGCTCGTATTTGCCGATCTCCGATGCGGCCTCTATCGTCTCGTGTTCAAATTTAGGCGGCTCAAAATCTACAAGCTCGCCAAAAAGTCCGATCCCGTCGATAAAGAAATTCCCGCCCGTTATTGCTTGCGCTTTCATTTTTTGCTCCTTTTAAAATTAGACATTTTTTAATTCGTCTTCGTATATTTTCATCTTTTGCAGAGCGTCGTTTAGTAAGATATTTTTCTCTTTATAACTCTTACTAAGCTCATCCCATACGCTAGATAAAAAATTACCGTTCAAAGATGACACGATAGCCTCTTTTAGCTCGCCTATCTCGCCGCCTAGCTTACGAGCGATCTCTTTTTGCTCGACTATGCGACCTATTAGCTCATATTTTTTGGCTTCGTTCATCTCATAGCTCCTCGATTAAAACTTGCGAATAGTCCGTGACGCGGTAAATTCTATTCGTGATATTTTTGATTAGCGGCATCTCCTGCACCCTGTGTTTGATGTAAATTTTGCCCTCGCTGATCGTTTCGTTGGTATTTAAATCAAGCGGCACGGTCACTTCAAAGCCCACAGCGACGTTGTTTGCCACCAAACGGCGATAAAATGCCTCAAGGCTATCGACTACGTTTTTGAGCACGTCGCGCATCCTCTTATCGATCGCGCGCTTTTGAGCCTCAAATATCGTCTCGATCGCCGTGTAAAATATAACGTAGGTGTGCATGCTGGTAAAATCCTCGTCGCGCGTTTCGCCGCCCCACGCTCTGATACCGTCATCCACGTAAGCTATCGAGATGCCCTCGCTTCTTAGCCTATCGGCTTCGCAATCCACTCCCTGGATAAACTCTACGTTATCCACGATCGCGGTAATGCCCGGAATTACCCTATTTGAATACGTTTGCGAGAAGCCGTATTCCGTCTCGCTCATTACTTTGGCATAAAGAGCGATCAGAAACATGCTAAGCGGGCGAATAACCTTATCTACTCTTTTGACTTTTTGAAACGTTATGATCGCCGTTTTCGTGGCTAGCGTTTGAACTGCGGCCTTTGCGGTTTGCTCATTTGTCGCATCGACTTCGATAGCATAAACGGCTCTTAGATACTCGCCTAGCTGCTTAAGTTTTTCATAGACGCCTGCGTCGTTGTATTCGGGCGCGGCGATAAATTTGGGCTTTGCCATTACTACGTTTTCGGCTTTTTTGAGCGCGTCGATAGCGTTTAGGCAAGATGTTAAATTCTCCTGCTTTTTTGCGCTCGCGTCGCTATTTGTGCTTTGCTTAAACGAGCTTAATACCACTTGCGTATGAATTCCGCATGCCTTTAGGTCTTCAAGCGCGTTTTTTATCGTGCCGCCCTCTACCTCCTTAAGCGCATCTTCGACGGTGCTATAAACGTAAAGCCCTGCGACTAGCTTGCTATCGTCGCCGACTATTGCGATCGGGCGGCGATTGTTGATCTCGTATGGGTTTAGCGAGCCGTTATAAAGCTCGACATTGACGCCGTATTTACTTGGCATTTTTTTACCTCACTTTCTAAAATTTATTGATTATTTCCACTTGAAGCTCTTTGTTTAACGTTAGAGCCAAAAAACTTTTTAGAGTGCTAAGACTATTAAAAACGCCCTCATCGCTAAACGTAGATCCCAAAAGTATGCATCCTTCGGTATCTTTCGGATAGTTGCCTGCATGAATCAAAATGCAGCGGTCTTTAGGCACTTGCTCGTTAAATAGCACAGGTAAAATGCGGTTAAATTTTGGCGAGTGCCGCCAAGCGACGTCATAAACCCCCTCGGGTATTCGCCTATCCATCCCGCGTCTCGCTTCATCAGCGCCCGCAGGCTCTAGGGTATAGCCCTCTAAAAATATTTTGCCATTAAAAAGCAGCTCGAATTTGCCGAGCGTGCCATCCTTAATGTTTTTAAATCTTGTAATTTTTAGCTTCATTTTAAATTCCTTTCATAGTCGCTCATTTCGTCGCCGCAGTAATCTTTTGAGGCCATGGCGTCTATCTTTTTGTCCGCGACTTTATTGATCTTTTTCCTAGCCCATTCAGCACCCATAAACGCGACAATGCCGCCAAGTGCTAGCGACCCCTCAACTTCGTGTATAACGAGTTTTGCGATAGCAAACGTAGTCCAGCAAAGAAACATCGCTGTAAGAGTAGCGACAGCAAAAGCCAATCTAGTGCGATGCCTCCTGGGCTTTCCGTCATCATCTAACAGCCCCAAGACGCCCCCAATCGCGCCTACTACCAATACCCAAAGCAGATAGAGGTATTCTTTCCAAAGGAAACTCATCCTATCGCTGCCCCAAAGATCAAGGCAAGTAAGATCGACAAAGCTATCTCTAGCAATCTTTTCTTACTTACCCTAAAGCCCATGATTTTTCGAATTACTAGCTCACTCATTGCTTGCTCCCTTGCTCTTTTCGTTACCTTGCGATGCGCAGCCCTTCAAAAGCTCCTCACAAGTTTTATAGTATTCCATCAACTCGCGTGCGGTTTGTATATCCTCATAATCGTATTTTGGCTTATTTGGCATTTTATTTATACAACGTATCGGCACTAATACGTCTTGATATTCTATTTTAGTTACGATTTGCGGCTCTTTGCTAGCACAGCCCGCAAATACGAGAATCGCGACTATGGCCAAAAAGAATTTAACGGGTTTATTTAGACATCTCATTTATCAACTCCTCATAATACCTCAGCTTACTTTGGCATTCATTGTTTAACGGCTCTTTTATCCGCTTAAATCTGGTAACTATTTTTTCTTTGACCGATGCGGCGTCGGGCATTTTAGTTTCGAGTTCTTTAAATTTGGCATTTTGAGCTTCGAGTTTGTCACCGCAAACTTTTAAATTCGACTTTTCTATGTCTCGACTTATCTTTTCGGCGGCGAGCTTTATGTTTAGATCGCTTATTTTTTCGAACATGGCGTCGTTTGAAATTTTAAAAAAAACGGACGATCCTATTATGATTCCGACTAGCGCGCAAACTATCGTAAGCCATATTTTATTACCGCCCACAAAACTCGCGACGGCAGAAAAAACAGTTTTTATCATTTTTCTCCCCCATACTTTAGCTTATGATAGATGCGAACGCAGATATAAAATAAATTTTGAGTAAAAGCGCCGGCTCCGCACTCTCTCAGAGCCTCTTTTAGTTTAAGATCGGCGAATTTAAACCCTTCGCTTTTGCTTTTAAATTTATCGTTTGGTATAGTCTGGTCGCTCAAATCGCAAAGGTAGTCGTGCAAAACGATAGCCTTTAGGTATTTTGGGATAAAGGGCGGATAAAAAATATAAAAAATCCTCGGGATATTCGCCCCGTTGGTTTTATACCCTTCGGGTATCGTTATGCCTAAAATTTCAAAATCCCGCGTAAGCTCATATCTATTTTCGCAAAGTGGCGTAACGTTTAAGTCCATCTATCACTCTCCAAAATCTATATTTACGGCATTTAGCTCGGTTTCATCCTTGGCATCCTCGATCATCTTTTCAAGCTGCCATTTTTTGGAGTATAAATTTATGCCTTTGGTTTGTATCGCCGTTTTAACGGCCTTTAGTTGCGCTAGGTCTAAATTTTTACTCGTATTGTCGAACATCCTAAAAGCTATCGTTCCGCTTTTTCCGCACAGATCGATCAGGGTCATTACGTTTATGAGGTATTGAACGCCAGCATCGACGTCGCCTATGCCGTCTACGTAAACCTTGCTTTTAGACACGGCTTCGTTAAATTTGACCATCAAAACGCTTTTTAGCCGCTCTTTTTGCCCTTCTATGCTCGCCTCAAAGCTACCGGCATCATTTAGAATCCAAGGATTAAGCTCGCTTGTAATCTCGGCAAAAAACCATGCCTCATCATTGCTAATAAACGGTTGATTGGTTTGCGGATTTGTATTGAGGGCTTTTAGTTTGCCTCCGTCTTCATAATATATAGTTTTATTTTTTATCTCTTTATATTGCATTTTTTATCCTTGGATACTTACTTCGTCAATGCGGATGATTGATGCATTCGTTGAAAGTCTTTTTTTTATTTCGTCTTCTATGTTTTTTTGGTCAGCACCGGCTGGATAAATCAACTTAACGGTAGGGGTTCCCGATGACGAAGCTGTCGATTGGGTTACCCAAACTATCCAAATATACCCGCTAGGGCATACTTCGCAGCTTTGATTTCTTATTATTTTACGCATTATCTATCTCCTCATAAATTATTATGTAATTTAGGTCTTTTCCGGTTTTGCTATAATTGCTTCCCGATGCAAACACAACAAGATCCTCATCGCTAGCCAAGTATAAAGGCGTAGCTGCTCCACCGATAACATGTTCTCCCAAAGGTAAAACTACTTTTTGGGTATTTTTTTTGAATATAGCAAGCCCCACGTCATCCCTAGTATAGTCATCTTTTCTTAATTCGTTGGCTCTAACTAAGTTATAAAATTCAACTAGCGTGATTATTAATGTTTTACCCTCTACTCCGCTAAGCATTACGTGTTTTTGATTAGCTCCTAGTACTTGCTCTTTTACTCTTTTAATTTTCATATTTTCTCCTTTATCCTATCCAAAAATCAAAACATCTAAAAATGTTCTATCGTTATTTAAATTTACCGATCCTCCACCCTTCAATCCAAGCATCATCGAGTCTATTTCCTCTTTATTATAAACTCTGCTTTTATCGTATTTGTTGGCGAGCATCTCATCTACTTCTTGTTTGTTATAAGTTTTATTTTTGTCCACTTTTAGTTCTAAAAGCTCGTCCGTTTTAATTTTCGTGTAGGCGTCAAGCTGCTCGGGTATCTCGGGGATCAGCGCGTCGACTTCTTCTTTCGTGTATGTATTTGCCTTATCGGCCTTATCTTCTTCTACATACTTGCCCGCAAATTTTTCATTGCACTGCGTTTTGGTGTAAGTGTCTATCTTGTCAGCTTTTTTCTTAAGCTCAAATACCACAAATTCGCGGCTTACGCTTGAGATGTCGTTATTGACCGTAAGCGTGATATGCTCGCTACTGCTTACTTCGATTACGAAGCGAATTTTAAGCTCTTTGGCGCTGCCTTCGTCCAAATTTGGCTTATACGTGTGGGGCATAGACGCCACGGCGAAGAGATCGTTTTCATCCGTAAAAATCCCCGCCTCTTTTATGTAAAAGCCGCCCTCGCTAGGCGGTATAACGGCTTCTACTATCAAATAATTAGCATTTTGCGGATCTTGCAATATCGCGGCTATACCGACGCGAAATTTCTCGTTTTTTAGCGACGTTTGATCCCTGCTAGGCTCACCCTCGCCGTCTCCTACAGCCAAATGAGTAAGCTTAATGGGGCGCTCGTTGGTTTTAGATAAAACAATAAGCTCGGCGCCTTTGTTCGTAAGCAACGTTTTAAATGACATCGTCGCTCCTTTTTGGGTTATTTTTATTCATATTCCAACCTCCAAAGTCTCGAGTTCGTGCGTGATGATTCCATAATACACTCCTACGTTAGTTTTTACGTTCGTTATAATTTCAGGCACGATGCGGACAAATTCGCCATCTACCGCCGCGCCCTTATAAATTTCGTCCACTTCCACTTTTAAACTGATTTCAAAACCGCCCAAAGTGGATCTGACGTTTTTATAGTTTTCTATCAAATCGTCGAGTTTTTTAAATTTTTCTTTGCTTAAATCTTCTTTGCCCGCCGACATCTTAAGTTTAAAATGATAAGGCTCGCCGCCGTAGTCTTGCCACTGCTTTAGCGTTATATCCTCGTAAAACGACTTTAGCGCCTTTTGAAGAGTAAAAAACGTTCCCTCGAAAAAATAAGTTTTTAAGGGCTCGTTTAAAAGCTCTTTTGTTTCCTCTAAACTCTGAGACGCAGGCTCAACGTCAAAGGTCTGCGCCAAAAAAGCGCGATTAAAATCGTCTTGTTCATAAAAAAAACGCTTGTCGAATTTAAGCCATTTACGCATTTTTTCGCCCATAACCTCATCGACGCGAAATAAAGTATCGTTGTAGGTTCTTAGGTCTATCATTAATCAGCCTTTAAAATTTGCAGACTATTTAGTATTATGAGACTATCGCGATTTGAGTTTGGGATCGGCGTTTTGATCTCTACTGCGTGAGTATTTTCATCAAATGCTATCTCGATGAGCTGTGAAAAATGCGGAGTAAAGCCGATGCCGATATTCGCAAAGTATTCCCTCAGTTTTTCGTCGGCGTTTTTTAACACCTCGGCAAACATATAATCTTGTTTTAGTCGCACTTCGATCACGAGGTCAAATTTGATCTGCGTCGCCTCTTTCATTAAGACGTTATCGGTAAGCGGCACTCTATCCTTCAGCGCTTCGGATATTTTCGCTTCGGCGATATTTTTTTCATATCTTGAAAAATACACTATCTGCACGACGCCCGGGCTCAAATGATAAACGTTAGCCTTTGTGATGCCTTCGATGCTTAAAATATAAAAAAGATAGCTTTTTTGGCTTCCCGCGGTGCTAAAACGATGCAAAGCGAGCAAAAATCTATTTCTCAGCTCGTCATCGTTTTCGCGCGCTTTAAAACCGCTAAAGGGTTTTGTCATTTTGATTGTTTTGACGTAGATATTCGGAATTTCTAGCATCGTCGTTTCGTAATTTTCCTTAAAATACCCGCCGGCTTCGATCTTGAGCGTTGCCTCGTCTGCTATATTCGCGTCTTCAAGCAAAAACGCAAAATGCCCTTTCCCGTCGGTAAATTTACTGCCTTTGGGTAAAAAAGTAGCCGAATTTACGCTAATTTCAAGCTCGGCGATCGGCCTTACTTCCTCGTTTCGTTTGATTCCGATTAGCGCCACCAGCTCATCAAGATACTCGCCGGTGCTAAAATTTAGATAGTTATTCGCCACTTTGACGTTAATGAGCTCAAAAAAATTATTAAGCCGATACAAAAATATATCGATGAGCGTCATATAATCGTCGCCCACGAGCGGAATATAATCGAGCTTGCCGCTCTTTTGTTTAAATTCCTCAACTATGCTAGCGCGCTCTTTTTCGATGTCGAGAGGCTTGATAAATTGCGGCACTCTTAAAGGTTTCATAAACTTAGCCTCACTTCATTTTCTTCAAATTCGCCCTTAGCCGTATATCCGATCCTGATGTCCAAAATATTATCCGCTCGCGGCGTGAGTTCGATTTTAAGATTTTCTGCGCGAGGCTCGAAGGTTAGAATTTGAGATTTTAGATCGCGTTTTAACGCCAAAAGCTCGCTTAGCGTCATCTTTTTATCGATATACCTATCTAGTCCAAACGTCGGGCGCAGGGTTTTTGTGAGTTTTGAAGTTTTACAAATACGCCTAATATTCTCAATTTCGTTTATTTGATACATCATTTATCCTAAAAAATCAGGCGGCGAAAAGGACAAAACGCCGCCTTGCGGCTTTAACGAGGACATAATATAAAAATATCGTTTTCTTTTATACAAGGGGGTTTTAGGGGATTAGTGCGAGTGATGCGGAGTATTTCCGCCGTCGTCAATGATCGTTCCGGTGGCGTGAATGTTGCCTTTAACGTTCAAATTTCCGTTTAACGTTACATTAGCTTTTATTTCGATGTTGTCGGCAACTAAATTTATGAGTTTTGGAGATAAAATTTCAAGAGTTGAGCTTGACGTGTCATAGCTGATTATCGTTCCGTCTTCGTATTGCGTTACCTCTTTAGTTTGTGAGCTCCCCTCGGGCTCGCGGCAAGCTTGATTAAAGATCGCGCCCACGGCGTATTTGATCCCGCCATCTCTCAACTGATGGACGATCGCCTGCTCTCCGACTCGCGGCGGCGAAAACGTGCGTTTAAATGAGTTTGCACTTTGAACGTAGGGGATGAGCTTTGTTTTCGTGCCTAGGTATTCGACCCTTACCAGGCTTTTGTTTTTGCTCACTTCGCAGATCGTGCCGATAAATTGCATTTTAAACGCTCCAAAGCTGCGTATGATAAACGATTTTTAGCCTTAGCTCGGTCATAACGTAGTCCTTATCCAAAACCTCGATATTTGAACGATTTACGGCGTTGAGTTCCATAAAGTTAAATTTACCCTCAAAGCTTTTTAGCTTATCCAATACCTTTAAAAGCAGTTCGTCGTTTTTACTATATGATGAATCGATCAAATTTATGCTCACGCTTAGCTCGTGCTTGATCCGCTCAAAGCTCACCGCTTCCACTGCGTCGTCGGTGTCTTTTATGATGATTAGCGGCAGATTGTCTTTGTCAAATACGTAGATTTCAAAAACCTCAACGCTAAAATTTAAGCTCTCCAGGTGCTTCTTTAGCGCGTCTACGATTTGCGCCCGGATGTTTTGAGGAGACGGGGGCGTGTTGCTCTGCGTTGGAACTTGTAGCTCTTCTATAAAATATTTTTTTGACATCAAATTTCTCTCAAAAATAATCTTTTTAGCACTTGACTTTCGAGCACGCTTTTTGTGATCTCGTATCTAGCGCCCAGTATCTCGATCTCGTCTTTTAATCTTAGATTTTTCGCATCTTCAAGGGTGATAAGGGCGGTTATTTCCGTGCCTACCGCCCCGTTTTCGTAAATCACCTTAGAGTTTGCGTTAAAATGGCATTTGATGAGCTTATCCGTTCTCGTGCATTTCAAATTTGTGCTAAAGCTTTGATTTAAGATGCCCTTGACGTCGTTTCTCACCATATCTAGATCAATCATTTATATTGCCGTTTTCGTCAAAACCTTTGGTATTAGCGCCCTTGTCGTCCTCGGGCGGTTTTTTGTCGTCTTTTTTAGTATCCTTGCCTTTGTCAGCTGATGATTTCTTATCATCTTTAGCATCTTTTTTCTCGTCTTTTTTGCTTGTTGCCGCATCGTTTTTACCGTCGTAAGGCGCGATCGCTCCGATAGTTTGCATGCGTGCGATAAAATTTCTATCCGTTCCATCCGGTAGCTCGATGATGTCGCCCTCTTCACAAAAATCAACGCCGATTAACGTGGCGTATAAAACTATATATTTGCTCATTTTTTACCTTTCTTTTTTATTTTGCAGGCGAGCCAAGCCCGCCTTTACGCTAAATTTAAACAGATGTTTTTGAGATGGCAAAGCTCTTCTCGCGTGCTAGCTTCGCGTCGATGTCGTAAAATGCCTGGAGCAAGACGTTTCCGCCCTCTTGCATTAGCGGCAGGATCTCAAGCGATCCAAACGCTCCGATCCAAATATCCTCAAAGTTTCCAAATATCACGTCGCCCGCTTTTAGGTTGTTATTTTTGTAGTAGGCGTATCCTTGAAGGTCATTGTCTCCGACGTCGATTAGCATACGCTCGGTGCTGTTGCCGCGCTTCGTGCTTCGTAGCTTGCTGATGTCCGTTCCGTTGATAAAAAACTTTGAGTGCTCGGTATCAAGCCCGGCCGCGTCTAGCTTGTCGCCAAAGGCCAAGGTAAGCTCTAAAGTAGGCGCAGTCATGTATCCGGTGACGGTCGGCACTCCGCTTGTGGCAAATAGCCCCTTTACGACTCCGTTGCCGTAAAGTAGCGTTTGCTCTATCTTTTTGCGGATCGCGTCTTTTAGCTTTTTAAATGCAAAGCTCTCAAGCTCAAACGCGTTCATGTTTAGCATTGTTCTAGTGATGATAATATTTGCGTTTAGTGTATGCGGGCTTAGCGAGATGTTGTCAAACGTCATCTTTTCAGCGTCGCGTCTTTTGCCTTCCTCGACGAAGTCTGCGGTGATGCTAGACGTATCGCGCGGGATAGTCAAATTTGTGCTTAGGTTCGGTAGCCATGTGCAAAAATTTAGCAGTTTGCTATCTTGTTTTAGTTGCTCGATAAGTAGATCGCCGCGGTATTCTTTATTTACGGCGTCGGCTGCCGTCGTCGTGCTTGTTACTCCGTCGGCGAAATTTGCTATAAACTCGTCCGGCAACGCAAAACGCCCGATCTCTTTGCCTCTGTATTCCATCT